TCAAATCCATTTTTTCTATCAATACCCATAACATTAAAATCACATCTTTTTAATATAGGTATTAGATTCTTACCAATATATCCCTCGCTACCTGTTACTATTATATTCATATAATTTCCTTCATTTAGTTAAAATATACATATTTAAATATTCATCATCCTCATCTGGAGTTATATTAATCAACTCACAATACATAATATCTCTTAATTTATTTTCAAAAGAATTTATTGATAACATTTTATCACGATGTTTGGGTGATCTACCACATTCAAGAATTATCTTATCACTTGTTAATTTTAAAGTTTTAACTACTCCCAAAAGATATTCAGAGAATTGAAAAGGATATGGTAACTGCATCAATATTGTAACATCGCTTTTTGGTTTGTTTTTTGTAAAATTTTCAACTTTATCAACATAAAAATCTATATTTTTCAAACCATTATGTTTTACTAAAAAACGAGATAAAATTATAGCTTTTTTATCATCATCAATTCCAATGTATTTCTTATCATTTTGAAATTTTTTTCTAAATTTTATTAAATAATAACCAACATTACAACCCAAATCAATAATGGTATCATCCTTTTCTACATATCTCTCCATTTTTGAAAATTTTTTTTCTACTTTCTCAAGCATATTTCTGTGGTCGATAATACATTTATCATCTATAATCACTGGTTCATATAGATTGGTCATATGAGATAAAGTTTTAATAATATTTTTCATTAATAATTTTGCACTTTATATCCATTTTTTCTACAACCATTCTTAAAACCCTCATCATAACCATTTTTATAAGCGTCTTCTATCATTTCCTCTACTCTATTTTCATTTATAGTTTCTTTTGTTCCTTCTCTAAATCCCTTTACGTTACCCTGATCATAACCCAAATCAAAACAATATTCTATAATATCTAATAAGACATTTTTTGAAAGAGAATACCTATCTTTTTTCTCAAAAAGTTTTTTTAGTTCATCAATATTTTTACCATCTAGAAGAAACATTTTAATACCTCTTTACTTATTCATAACATATTATACTATATTTTTAGAAGAATGTAAATGGTGTATTTTTATTTCTCTAAAATAGTAAGTCCGTTATTATTTTCATAATGTTCTTTTATTTTCCATTCTGTTGATGATACAAATTCATTTACAGCTTGTAATAAACCCGGTTTATTACCGTCTTCTCCCTTTTCACCAAATGTTACAGTATCATGTAATATAATATATTTTCTAACTTTATTTGAATGGAGTTTTAATTCTCTTTTTAATTGACTATATGAATGATATGTATCAATAAACAACAAATCTGTTAATTGTATATTTGTTTGTAATACATTACAAACAATAAAATTAAAATTCACACCGGCTTCTTTAGCAAATTTTTTATATTCTTCTAATGGAAAATTTTTATGTTTTTTTAAATCATATGAAATAAGAGAATGGGGTCTACCAGCTATAAAACCTGTGGTTGACCTTGCAGTTCTAACACCCATTTCTGTAACAAAATCCACTTCACTAGCATATTTTTTTAATGTTTTTAAATGTTCATTTATATCTGATTTCTTGTTACAAAATTCCTCATATAATATATCAATATTCATTTTTTATTCCCCAAAATTGTAAATCTTTATTTTCAATTTTTATGCTATACTCTTTCCAACTCATTTGTTCAATAATGGGAGTTACATCTTTTATTTCTAAATTTTTATAATAATTTGACCATGATTCATTCATTTTAGATGTTGCTGATTGACTTGGACTTGTTTTTAATGTACCATGTTCTTTCCATCCATTTGCTACTGAAAAAAACATCAAACCATTTGGTTTCAATAAATTATACATTGATTTTATTGTCAATTCATAATACATATCGTGTTCTAAGGCGTTAGTAGATATTATTGTATCATATTCAAAATCTGGTTTATATTCATGTGCTATAGAAACTATATCAACATTTTTTCCTTCTATTAAATCCAATCCATGATAAATACAATCTTCAAAAAGATATCTATTATTACCATTAATATCAAGTGACCCTATATCAAGAACTTTCTTGTTCTTAAAATATTCGGGAAATTTTCTTTTCATATCATTACACCATTTTTGTTGTACTGGATGGGCCATTAACTATTCTCCAAAAATTTATTTATATCCTTACCATATTTTTTTATATATTGTTTTATTTTTTCATCAGACCAATTCCACCATTTTATTTCTAAAAGCTTTTCTATAATCTTATCATCAAATCTTTTTTTAATTTCTCTTATTGGATTTCCTATTGCAATTGAATAAGGTGAAATTGATTTACTAACAACAGCATTTGTTCCTATTACTGCTCCATCACCTATTGTAACACCTGATAATATTGTTACTCCTCTCCCTATCCACACATCATTTCCTATTATAACATCACCTTTTGTTAATGCCACATTATCAACATCCATATTCCATGCTTGTTTAAATGGATATGTACTTACAATTTTATAATTATGTTCTCCACCTAAAAAAATATTTACATCACCAGAAATAGAGCAAAATTTACCTATTTCTAGTTTACCAAATACACTCCATTCGATGATACATGGCTGACCGTATGTCCAATTACCTATTTTATATTTTTTGTATTGTTCAGATTTATTAGTGAATTTCATTCAAAGCTCTTTCAAGATAAATAGTAAAATTGTGATTTTTCTTTATATCTTCATATACTGAAATTTCAAACTCTTTTCTTGCCTTGTCATTATTTAACCAATATTCACAATCTTGTGGAAATTTATCAAATAAGATAAAATGTTTTCCAGGTTCATAAGGATAATAATCAATATGATTATCCATCATAAGAAATTTTTTCTTAGATATTATCAATAACATATGTAATGGAGGAAGTACCCATTTATTATAACCTTTTATCATAAGATTAATTTTTGAATCAATAATATATTTATCTCTTTTTATACCAAAACAACCCTCTCTAAAATAGGTAATAAGATGTTTATTTTGATTTATCCATTTATTTCTATATGTAGGATTTCCTGAACCAAAAAGAAAAAAATTATTTTGGTTATGAGAAATAGATAAATCAGTCTCAAATGACTTAGACCAACCAAGGGGGCATAATATTGATTTTTTTGGATAATTTCTATGAACATGATTAAATATATCAAAAATATGGTCAAATTGTGACCTTATTTTTATAGCTTTTTCTTCATTTCTCCATTGCTCCATACAGAAAAATATATTTAATGAACTTTTAGATAGAGGTAAAATTTCAGCTTTACCCATTATAATTATTGTTATTTCATTAGGTATATATGGTGAGGGTTTTTTTCCAAAAACTATATGATCTACTTGATGTCCTAATTCTTCTAATGAATGTTTTAATGCGTTAGTAGTTTCTATAAAGGTACCTTTCATACCACTTACACAAATATTAAATTTTGACATTTTTTTTCACATATCCATATTTTTCTAATGCCCAATCAGCGATTCTTTTTAATAATGAATTTTCATACTCTTTTACTATTGTATCTTCTGTTACATTTTTCTCACCAAAAGAATTAAAAAAGGCATGATATGAATAAGCATTTGGTATTGGACTATCTCTAAGAATATAAGGTATCTTTTCTCTTTTGTGTGGACTAACAGGATAAAATTCCTTCGGATTATATGTACTTTTTAATCCACGTTTTTTACAGCAGTCTGAAAAAACTCTAACATTTCCCCATGTTTTTTTGGCTCTAGTTATAGCACAATCTAATACTGGATGATTAGGTGGTACTCTTAAAACACCAACTGATGATATTAATTGTTCTGATTCAGATACTAAACACCACTTTTCATCTGGCCAGTGTTTTAAAGCTATTGCATCACAATCAGCAGTATATTCTCCAGTTTTTTTCATAAATTCATATTGAAAAATAGTAGAAATGGTTCTAAAATTCCAACCTGTTGCCAATTTTTCAGCTACATTAAGATATTTATTAGAATCTTCAAATACTACTGGCATATCATCAACCCAAAACTTATTTTTAGGTTTTTTGTCATGTGTCCACATAATTACATTATGACCAACTTTTAAGTGTGATGCTATTGTTACCCTATTTATAAACTGCCAACTCGGGCCACTCCAAAAAAAATTTACATTCATTTTATATACTCTAAAAACTCCTTTGCTCTTATTTTTGCCGTATGTTTACTATGAATTAAATCGTAACCATTTCTTGATATTTCATCTACTCCATTTTTTAAATAATATTCAACCTTTTCTATTACATCTTTTTCATTTTTTATTTGCACCATATTTGTATCAGGAATGAATCCCAAATTTTTAAGTTCATTATTGTAATCAGAAAAAAGACAAGAATTTGACCCTGGTATTTCAAAAAATTTCAATACCGGATATTGTAAGGAACTTAAACATGAAAAGGTGATTTTTGCAGAATTAATTAATTTTGCATAATCAATACCTACAGGCCATTTTTCAGATTTTTTATCAAATGTTTCTCCAGGTCTACCAATTTTTTTAAAATATTCTTTATCTTTGAGAGTTTGTGTGATCATCCATCTTACAGGATATATTTTTTCATGAACTCTACCTATCATTAGAGTCTCAATTTCTTTTTTCAATTTATAATCATAAAATACATTATCATCTATACTATGAGGCAACCATAAAATTTTAGACCTACCTAAATGAGAATGTCTTTTTAAAAATCCATTTCTATATCTACAAAAAAATATAGAAAAACCACATTCTTGTAACTTTCTTGAATATATTGGATTTGGTCCGTGTTGATCTTCAAATAATGCCATTTTTATAGGACCTTTTACTTTTTCCCATTCCTCGTTCATAAAAGCAAATGGTGCATCAACCATTATATGACTATAATTTTTAAGTTTTTTAGGGTCAATAAGCTTTTCATCTTGAAATCCACCTAAACATAGATTTTGATATGTACCAGCAACAACATGAAGTTTTCTCATTATAACATCAACATCTGCTATTTTTGAAACCTCAACTCTTAATGGATCGAAAATAGAAGCAATTCTATTACTTCTATCAATTGTTACCCATAATATTCTCATATCATTCTATTCCATTTTCCATAAAATCTTTTTCTACTTTCTTCAGCCCATATTTTGTTATATCTATTTTCTCTATATTTTGGAGTATTACCTCTTGAATCATTAAGAGCTTTAAATCCTGGTATACATAACATTCCTATTTTCCAACCAGCTTTTCTTATTTGCATACAGAAATCCAAATCACCCCATCCAACAAAATAACCTGGGTCAAGGTCACAAGTATCAAAAATTTCTCTTTTCATAACCATCGTACCAGAACCAACTGCATCACCAAAATCAAAAGGAGGTGTTGGTTGTCTTGGAATCATTCTATTACCAATTGCATCCCAAAAATTTAAATTAGGGGAGCACCAAAATGTAACAGCACCAATATCTGAATTGTCTTTAAGAATTGATATTTGTGATTCAATAGAACCAGGAGGAAAAAACATATCATCATCTGTTGTCATTATATAAGGTGTATTATACTCTAATGCTTTATGAACCATTTCATGTCTTGGTTGTCCTGAACCTCTATTTTCTTCGTTATAAAAAATACTTGTTTCTTGAAAATTTTTCTTTGCAGTCTTTTTGATTAATTTTCTATCACTATTACCTAAAAGTTCTGATCCTTGAACTCTTAATGATAAATTAGACTTAATAAATCTGGAATCACCCCAATGATTCATCATTTCTAATAACTTATTTGTTCTATAAAGAGACAACATCGCAACACTTAATATTGTTTCTTTTTCATTCATTACCTCTTTTAAAGAATAAAAATTAGGTAATTTTTTATTATCAAATTTATTCCAAACAATATTCAAATTTTCAATAATTTGGTCTTTCAACACTTTTTAATATTTCCTCTCTTTTATCTAATACTTGTCTTTTTCTACCATATGTCCATTCAGTATTTGTGACATTTTTACTATAAAAATCTGGGTAATAAGCATCTTTTCTTCCCCAATTATCACCAATTTCATCTAATACAATTTTCCATTTTTTATTATCCCATCCAAAAATATCCCAAATAAATAGTAACTTTTTTTGATTTCTTGGTGTGCTTTTTGTATGCCAAAGATGAAATATCTTTGATTTTATATTAGAAAATCTATAACCATACATTTCCAATTTTGCCCAAAAAGCATTATCTTCACCACCCCAAGTATCTATAAAATCTTCTGGAATACCCTTTAATTCAAAAAATATTTTTCTTGGACATATTGTTATACCACCTGCTGCGGTATTAATAGATGGTGTTTTAATTGATTCCTGTCTTAAATCACCCATTTTATTTATAAGTATTTTTTGAGTTGATTCTTCATCAAAACAAATAATTTTTTTCCAACCAACTTTCGGAGTATTAATATATTTAACTTCATTCCACCATTCTTTTGTAACTATTATATCACAATCCATAATTATCAAACTTTTACCAGTTGATAATTTTTTAGCCGCTCTATTTATAGCCCATCCACGATGAAATGGTTTATTATATTCTTCATATAAGTATTTTATATCATCATCCATATATAAATTTCTTTCAGGACCAATTTCAAAAATGCATATTTCTATATTAAAATCGGGGTCATTAAATCTTAATGATTCAATACATTTTTCTAATAAAAAATATCTTTCATCTGAATGCATATATGGTATAATGATGGAAATTGTTTCTTTTTTTCCTATAATATCTACATTTTCATCATCATTTTCATCATCATTTTCTATAAATTGATAAATTTTATGATTTTCTTTTTCAATAAATTTTTGATATTCATCATCATTACTACATATAGAATTTGCTCTAATAATTAACTTATTTTTATCCATATTATCAAGTTCCTGAAATTCCTCTATAACACCATTATTTAATGAATATATATTTGTTTCTTTTTTATATTTTTTTAATAATATATCATATATTTTTTTTACTCTTGATTCTCTCCAACATGACATTCCAGGTATAATCATTTCTTCTTCATCTTTTTCTTGTTTTTTTGTTATTATATTAGGACCACCCGTTATAATGGTTAGTCTTTCATTTCTTGGTTTACCAATTACCTTTGCATTTGATCTTATTCTTGGGTCAATTTGTTTAATCATTTTTATAAAAAAATAGTGGATTGATTGAAAATTATACTAATCAATCCACTATTATTTATCTCCAAGTTATTTTTGGTATTACTACATTTCTAAGTGGATATAATTCACTATTTGCAATAGGAATTAACTTAGATAAAAGGTATCTTATTTCCTCATCTACAGTTCTTGTTGGTCTAAAACCTAATGCTAAAAGTTTATCAACATATGGTGTATACTCAAAACCATGTGTTGCTTCTGCTCTTGGTGTGGGTATACTTTCTACTTTTACAGTTAAACCAAATTTCTTACCATTATTAACTACAGCACCAGCCAATGATACAATATTCCAAATATCATCTAATTGATTCCAAGTTCTATAAACACCCTCTTTTGGTGGATTTTCTATCGCTAACATAAGACATTGAATTGAATCAGTTATTGAAAGATAGCCTCTTGATTGCATACCATCACCATATACTGTTAATGGTTCTCCCAATACTGCTTGAACAACAAAACGATTTAATACAGTTCCAAAACATTCATCCGAATCCAATCTTGTATTTGTTTGATACTTTTCAAGTTCGGGTGTCCAGTTTCCATAAACAACACCTTGCATGATATCAGTTGCCCTTAAACCCCACCATCTACAAGCACAATCCATATAATATGTTGCGGCTACTTTACTCGCATGATAAAAGCTTCCTGGTCTACGAGGAAATATAACATTTCTCGCAACTCTATTATTTAATTGAAGGTCAAATGTTCCCTCTGGTATATCTGTACCCATTGCTGGGTCATACTCACCCATTGAACCAATTTGAATTAAATGAATTTTTGGGTTAAACTCTTTAATAAAATACAGCATATTAAGAGTTCCAATCAAATTATTAGTGGTTGTTTCTTCAGCATCTTTTCTTGATTTTAGAGAAAATGGTGCGGAGGGTTGTTGTGCCAAATTTACAATAATATCAGGTACATTATCTGATAATAATTCACATAAAGCATCATAATTTTCATGTAAAGAATGTCTATATGATGTAAAATCACCTATCTTTTTTAATATTTTAACTCTTTTTTCAGGGTCATCAATCTCTACAGCAGAAAAAGAACCCATTAACTCAACATTTTTTCTTCTTGAGTAATCATCAATACCTATAACTTTATAACCTCTTGTTAACAATCTCAAAGTTAGGGCGTATCCTAAATAACCGTCCCAACCACAAACTAATACCGTTTTTTTCATAATTTATCTTATTTCTCCTACAGTTTATTTAAAAAAACTATTATTCTTCATAATACCTAATTTTGATTCAGCTATTTCTATATAAGATGGATTTATTTCAAATCCTATCCAATTTCTTTTTAATCTCATTGCAGCTAAACCTGTTGTTCCTGAGCCAAAAAATGGATCAATTACTAAATCACCCTCATCTGTAAGTGCATTTATAAAAAATGCTGGCAATTCAACATGATATGGTGCTGGGTGTTTTTCACCACATGGTTTAGGAAAATTAAAAATATTATTTGGTATTTTACCAATAGGATTTAATTTTCTTGTTACAGTTTTTCTTTTTGTTATTACACCATCATCATTGACCGTTGTTGCACCTGAATATGTAATTTCACCACCCTTTTTATCAGCTGATTCTAATGTGGAATCAGCATAAGGAATGCGAACATTATCCATTCTAAATTTTATTTTTGATGGGTCTTTACAGAAATGAAATATATATTCAGTGCTTGAATTAAATCTTTTATCATTACCACTAGGTAATGGATTATCCTTTACCCAATAATATCTATCATAAAATGACAATCTTGTTTGTTTAGGTTCAAGTTGTGATTTTGATACCAAATGATAAATATATGGATGTCTTACCTTATCAATACAAAAATCATTTATATTTAATATGAATGACCCTGATGATTTCAACACTCTATGAATTTCACGAAAATAAGGTAAGAACCATTCTACATAATTATCTGGATGATAAATATTTACTTTCTTTCCATAAAATTTTGCTTTTTCATAAGGTGGGGATGTAACTACTAAATCTACATAATTGTTGGGTAATTCTTTCATAGATTGAAGCGAATCACCCAACACTATTTTATTAACTTCCACTTATTTTCTCCTTACAGATTATTTTTCACCGGCCAACACTTGTTTTAAACCTTTTTCTATTGGATATGGTCCTTTTATACCAGTTCCTTCAAAAATAAAACTTATTCTTGATGAACTATTTGTACCTGTTCTAAGATTATAATACTTTTTACCATCATTGTAAACACCCTCTAACATCAATATACTGATTGTATAAAAATCTGCTTGAGGTTTTATTTTAACACCAAGAATTTCAACTTTGGGTTTTGACTTATTATCTTTTAGAAATGTATCAATAGTTCCCAAATAGGCATAAGAATGTCCACTTCCGTAATTACCATAAACTTTCCATAAAGGCAGTTTAGTACCACCAAATAACATTTCAGCAATCAATCTATTTACTGTTTCTGCTACACTTTTTTCATTATTAACCATATCTACTAATGTTCTGACAGTTAAATAATTACTTATAAGAGTAAAAACAGCGGTTGATGGTTTACTCTTAAATTTTTTCAATGGTTTTAATGTCTCACTTATTAATGCTATAGTCTCATTTGTACCGACTGAATTTTCAAGTTTTTTAACTTGTTTGTTTACAGCAGTTATTGCCATTGATGGATTTTGTGAAATTGTATCAATTACAGCTTGTGTTGGTGCTGTTATTGACCCCTCATTCAATTCTTTACTCATTCTAATACTTTCAGATTCACTAGCACCAATTTCAACAAAAAAGTCTCTTACATACTCTTGTGGAGGAGTTTTACTTGTAAATATCTTTAACCATTTACTATTAAAACTTTTCATTGCTGACTTAATAGCTGCTGTTACTTTATTCCAAATATCAATTGCCATATTTTTAATTCTATCCCAAATACCTTCACTAATAAATCCGGTATCTAATAGTCTTATGGCACATGTATCATTTTCTTCAGTTAATGTCTTTACTGCAACATCTACATCATCACCAAATTCAAGATTTCTCTTTAAGAAATTAGTGATTTTTCCAAGTTGAGCACCCTTTTCTGATTTCTTTAAAGATACTTGAATAATTTTAACACCACCAGCTAAAGTAATGTATTCAAGTTTACTATCTGGTTCAACTTTACCTTTTTTCAATGCTTCTAGAGTCGCATCCGCTGAAACTGTTGATATAATACAATCGGCAGTATTTGCCTTTGCACCTGGAATTTCACCTAGAACTTGTTTTTCAATTTTATAATATGTATCTATTTGATTATGAATAAAATTTGGTTTATTACCAACAATTCTTCTTCCAATTTTTTGCATAAACTCATTCATACCAGATACTAACGCAAAAAGGTCAACAATTTCTTCTACCTGATGTTTCTTTAAACTTTTTATCTGTTCTTTACCACCTGGATTCCAATCATATGATTTATTAAGATATGATTTTAATAATTCAAGTGCCTTCATGTAATCAATTTCTTTAATATTTTTCGCGTTTGCTAATATTTCATTTGCTTTTTTAGCATCTGAATCACTACAAACAATACCTATCATAGAAGCGGTTTCTAAAAAGTCTGTTCTTTTATCTTCATTTAAAATGTGTTCTTCAAATCTCATTTTAGCTCCTAATTACTTTTCTATATTAAATATTCTTTTTAAAGCTTGTACATAATTTTGTATCTTATTACCCACATCAGTAGATATAGTTTTACTTACAACTGATAAATGTCCAATAGCCTTTTTAACTCTTGTTATTACATCTTCTGTATCTTTTTTAATGTTCGCACCGACATGCCAACCAGTTAAAGCATCTATCATATGAATTGGACCAGTAATAAAATGCATAGTTAAAGTATCTAATTTTAAAAGAAAATCAATAAATTGTTCTTTCGTTATTTCTTTATTAGCAATTTCCTTTACTCTCTCTTTTGCTGTTTTATCACCTGTCATAGCTTTCATCGCATACCAAATTAACTGGGCAATATTCTTACCACCTTTTGCCAATACTTGTATAATACCAGCATCGGACGCATGAGTATGTAAACCCAATTTACCCAATAGACCATTTATCTTACCTATGACATTTCCTTCTGCTTCGTTTATGACATTAAAATCTTCATAAAATACAGACATTTCGATTAGTTTAACAATTAAATCTTCATCTTTCAAGTAATTATCAAATCTCATTTTTCTACTTCCTGTCGTGTTTTTTTACATTCTTCCAAGAATGTTTTATTCCACAAATCCTCACCATTGGATAAACAAGTTTTACAAATATAGATATCAAGATAGCCGTTATCAAGTTTCACATAAACTTCTGATGGTTTATTACAAACATCGCATTTATAATCGGTTAGATATAACTCGTTACCTTTATCATCTTTTTCAAAAGTTCTAAAATTTTTCATTGTACTCATTATATACATAACAAATTCTCCTTTAACATTTTATTCACCATCTAATGCTGGTATTCGTGGTTTCTTACCTTCCGATTTCATCTTATTGTAATCGTCCCAATACCTTGTTCTATTACCATCCCAATCAACAATATCAGTTTTAGGATTATATTTCAATTTAAAACTTTTTGTGTTTGCACATCGAAACATTAATATATTACAATGTGGACAACGAGGATTCTCGTCGTCCACTTTCATATATACATCAATTTCTTCGTGTCCACATTTCTTACAATACACATCATATATAGGCATCTTATTTCCTCAACAACAATTCATTATTTTTTCCCACCACTTTCTTAACCAGTTTAGGAAATTATTAATTCCCCCACCATCTCCGGTGGAACGAAATCTAAAGGGACGTTCGATGCAACCCTCATATCAGATTCATTTCCAATGTCATCAATAGCTGCAACACCAACATTAAAAACACCATCAACATTTTGCATTCCCGCAAGTGCTGCAACATTTACTGTAACATAACCATCCACAATATCATTACCAATATCAAATGATTGTGAATCATATGTTACTTGATTTGGTGCTTCCTCAATATATAGTTTATTTGTAACTACATCTGGTGAAGGTGAAGGGGTAAATCTAATTGTTTTTTCCATTATTTTAGCCATTTATTGTCTCTCCTATTATCTCTATTTTTTTACTAATATCAATTGGACCCGTACCAGCGATCCATGCAAAAACCCACCAACCTCTAGGTACATCATTAACAACACCACTAGTTATAGATGTTACCGTTTCACTCACTAATTGAACTGGTTGACCATTTTCATCAACAGTATCTCTTTTCATGTGAGCTTGTATAATCCAATGACCTGTTTTGGGGCATCGAAATGGTGTCGTTGTTTCTTGTGTTTCTATTACAAATGTTGCCATTTTTCTTTCATAATTATACAAATTTATTACACAAAAATCCGTTTCTGGATTATAATTTTCAGCTGGATTATTCCATCCTAATGTTAATATATCAGCAGTTGTTGTATAATATGTATAATAGTCATATTCATTTGTAGCTGCATTTACCATATATACAAAGAACGGATTAACCATTAAAATTAATGCCATCAAAAACATCACTATACAGTTATTTATCTTTTTTACTATATCCATTATTATAATTAAAACCCCTTATTTCAAAATTTGACACAGATATGATTTTCTTTACATTACCACCACATTGATCACATAATAAATTTGAAGAATCCTCATTTACTGACATCAATTTTGTTATTATTTTCCCACAACTTTTACATTTAAACTCATACAAAGGCATTTCAACTTTTCTCCATTTCTTATAATATAATTTTTTTCAATTCACTTATTGTATTTTTTGTTGTCTTATGTAAAATACCAATACCACCGACATATTCCCACTCTTTTATACTTTTATCTCTATCATCTATCAATATTTTACCAACACCTGAATACTTTTGTTTTTGTGACCTAAAAGTTATTATAGAACTTGAAACATATTCCCATCCAAGATTTTTTGCTATCCACTCTCTTTTACCATCCATTGCTTCATTTTTTCCTATTTGTGGAATGGCAGATAATATTATAGGATTATATTTCTTTATGTAATTCCATAACTCTTTACCATCACTTTCCCAATCCATTGTTGACCAAAACTTATTAGCACCAAATTCAACTAACATCTGCCACGCTAATTGTTTGTTTTTCCTATAAACATCCATCCAATATTTATGAATTTTATTTGCTTGTTTTATAAAATCACATAAAACACCATCCAAATCACAATATATCTTATGATGAACTAAATATTTCTCAAGTATCATTTCTCAGCTTTCTTTTAATATATTTTATTTTTTCTTCTGTTATTGTTTCATTTTTTCTTGAAAAATAAACATAAACTTTTCCATCTTGTTCAAATGATTTTCTATTTAAATAGTTTGTAAAAATATCTTCATATTCCAACATTGATAACATTAAAGAATATATTTTACTCAATTTTTTATCAGACGAAAATGTAAAATTAACAGGTTTTTCTAATTTTAAAAATTGATAAAGTGCGGTAATAACTTTATTAAACAAAGGTATCATTGACTTATTATTTTTTAGTTCTTTTGGTAATTTTATATATTGTTCACCTTTTGAACCTTCTAAATACCAATATATATTATAAAGGTCAAACATTTTTACCACTTGAAAAATATATTTTCTTTCTTCATGAAATATATGCCATTCTGTATTTGAAATCTTTTTAACATCTTTATCAATCTTATTTAATTTTATACCTTCAACTATTTCTAAAAACTCATTTAATTTCATTTATTCAGTTTTCTTTTAATAGATTCAATTGCTTGTAACATTCTTTTTTTACCAACTGGATTTGCCGAATGTATACTTATTTTTGGAACAATATCAAATTCACCATAAAATACTTTTTGCTCCAACCATTTAACAAACTCATATCCTGTATATGTACCTTCACCCAAATCATGGTCAAGACTTAATTCAATAATATCTTTATAGTTCTTTTTATAAAAAGATATAAGTTCTGGAACTGTTTTAAAAGAAACCCAACCCGAAGGTGATTTTCTCTCATCATCAAGCCAGACTCTTATTGACTTTTCCATTAAATATGATTGTAATTTCATTTGAAATTCCTTATTAAAAGTTCAACTGTATTATCTTTTTTTCCATTTTGTTTTATAGATGTGGAACTTCTTTTATATTCATTTTCATTATAATTAAAAATGTTTTCATCATATAAATCTTCAATTTCTTTTGTTCTATAATATGACAATACAAATTTTGATTTAACATTTAATAATATTTTTGATAACTTTTCATGGTCATTTACAGTAAATGGATGAAAACCATAAAAGTGCTCTCTATTATAATATGGTGGATCAATATAAAATAATGTATTATCACTATCATATTTTTCTATAACTTTTTCATATGATAAATTCTCAATAACCATTCTGTTTATTTTTTGTTGTATATCTTTCCTTTTTAATCTATTCAACATACCAATATGATTATTAACTTTTGACATACCACCATTTATATCACCCGAAAATGAATGTGTTTGCCAGTATATAAAAGGTATTACAATATTAAAATCTGGAACATCAAATAAAGTATTACCATTCATATAATTTCTTACTTTATCTCTACATTCATAAAAAAATTCTTTATCATATTTTGGCAATTTTTCTAACAACGGTATAAGGTCATTATAAATTTTTATACAAGACCATAAATTATACATCATTGGGTCAATATCATTATATATTATTTTTGATGTTATATTTTTAAAATTATTAGATATATAAACCCAAAAAGCACCACCAAAAACTTCAACATATAAATCATAATTTGTAGGAAATGTTGATACTATCCATTTTGATTGCTTACTTTTACCACCCATATATGCAAACATAAATTATTCTTTCTTTTTAAACATACTTTTCATTTTATCTTTTAATTTACTAGCAACTTCATTATTCTTTGCGAGTCTGGCACCGGAGTATGCAAGTGCCATAGTTAGACCCTTAGCACCACCTATCCAAATAGGTAAACCACCAGTTGCAACACCTATGGCTAATTGAGCCATACCCTTTAAACCAGAAGGTGTTCCAAGTAAATCTTTCATACCATACTCACCTTTTAATGCTTTAGGTAAATTACTCAAATCATAGTCATCATGAACATCACCACTAAAACTCATATGTAACCATTGATAAACCATAAATCCACCAACAGCAGGACCAGTTATCTTTTTTAATGTTGGATTTCTATCCAAAAATTCATCAACCTTTATAGCACCACTTTTCAATTTTTGAAGTGTTTTTGTTTTATGCATTTCCTCAAAAGTACTTTGTAATGAGACATTCAAAGTAGCGATAGTTTTTTGAGTTGCTTTTGCCATACTTTTAATACTAAAACCAAAATGTTTTACAGTATCATAAACACTTGGTTGTTTAAAAGCCTCTACTACATGATCCTTACTAATACTCAAATCTTTAGCAATACCATCAACATGTTTTTTCATTTTTACTAAAATGTTTTTAACATCTACTTTACCCTTTTCACCACCAACTTCATCATGTTCTTCCTCAGAATGTTCAAAATCAACCAACTCACCATCTTTTGATATAGCAACTACTTTATCTGGATTGTCTTTTTTTACATATCTACCAAAACCAATTGATACAAGACCTCTTTTTTTCGCTTCTTCACCGGCATTTTCATTCAAATATTTTTCTATTAAAATATCTAAATCTTCATCATCTGTATTGAATGATTCACAATATAATTCATATGTTATAAATTTTTTTATTGATTCTGTTTCATTAAGATAGCTTTTTAATCTCATTTTATGAATCCTACTTTTAATTTTCCAAAAATTCTTTCAACCATTTTTTAGCTTGTGGTAATTTTCTTGTATTGAATCTTGTTATTTCATTATCTTTACTATCTGTAACCACATATTCACCATTAATAAAACTAAAATAATACTTCTCACCATCTATCTTTACAGAACCCTCTTTAGTTGCATTTTTATGTAATTTCTCTGCACCTTTTTCAATCTTACCATAATCAATTTCTGATAGATACTCTTTTATCTTCATATTATTATCCTTAAAATAAAACTAATACTAAGTCATATTTCTCTAATGGGTCATTTACACTTCCAGCACCCGACGCTGTTAAATATCCACCTTGTTTTAACACTTTTCCACCGGGTCCATCCCATATTATTTCAAAATACCATTCTTTTCTAGTTGGCATTTTTGCACCCATTTTTTTATCATCATCACTCATTTTATACTCTGATTTTGTTATATTCCAATTTAGGTTTAATTTATTGAATGTGTCCCATACACATTGAGGACCATTCCATCCCTTATCACTATATAACTTATTATAAGTACATTTTTTTGTTTCTTTATAAATCAAAGTCTTCAATTTTTGTTTTGATAAACCATCAGCACCTAATCCTGTTGATTCCTCTCTTTTTTCCATTAAAAATGATTTTAATTTCATTATTTTTTCCTTATTTTTTAAATTCTATTTCAAAGTCTTTATTCCATAACTCAACTTCTTTTGCTTTTACTTTAGGTAATGTTGGCATACTATACATTATATCATACCAAATATTATCAGGAATGTCACCTTTTATTGTTACAAGTGAAATATGAGGTTTAATACTACTAAAATATCTCACCGCATAATTATCATCAATTTTTTTAAAGGCATCAATAAAATCAAAATTAACCTTATACTCTATAACAATGTAATTTGTTTTTCCATCCTTACCTCTAAGTATTATTACTTCTTTTGGGTCAAAAATTATACCTTTCTTGATAGTATTGATAGTTCTTACTAACTCATCTTTTTCATATCTTTCTGGTATTTGGGCTATTGATATATGAGGTTTATCAACAATCTCATGTTTAACTTTATGTCTAATAAACCAACTACTTATATATTTTTGTAATTTTTTAATTGGTTGTTCGTCAATACCATAACCAATCATAGTTCCTTCTAATTTTTTACCCTCTATTAAATACCTTTCTAATTTCATTTTTTCATATACCCCTTATACTCATCCTTTAAAGGTATTTTAAGTTCTTTTTCCATTTTTTTGAAATCAGTAAAGTTTTTCTGTATCATAGACCAACCCAATTCATAGGCATAATTTTCATGTGATTTAATCGAACCATCCAATCTTTCATCATTTCTAATAATTTCTCTTACTATATCATGCCAAATTATAACTGCTCTCTGTTGTTTACTTTTAAAGGGATTATTCTCAACACCACCCAAATCTTGTGCCTTTTTTACTAAATCAGATATTTTATCTTCAGTCAAATAATTTTTTAATTTCATTTTATTTCCTTTAAAAAACAATTTAGCATATCAATAATACAATCTGATTTTGTACTATTACTTACTGGAAAAGAAAAACATTTTTTATTATTAAAATGGTAAATACCATTTGGTCTATGTTGACCAACACTAGAACCCCAAGAAAAAACAGGAATATTATGCAAATTACATAGTGTCGTCCAATGAGATATTGGACAAATAACTGCTTTTGCATCTTGAATTAGTTTTATATTATATTTCCAACCATTAGAAAAGTAGTCTATTCTATTTACTACCACATTTTCTTCTTGAAAATAAGTTCTTTTATCACCAGCAATTACATAATCAAAATATTCTAAGTCAAGGTATTCTTTTATAAAAAACAAAAATTTTCTATTACTTGACTCATCTGGTATAAAAACTATTTTATCTTCATATTCGTTGTAAAAGTTTAATCTTTCTATTTTTTCGAATCGTTTTTTATGTGTCTCAATAGGATAGTAATTTTTTACATAATTTAATGATTGTTGGTCTATGTCTTTTTTATCTATATTTTCTCTACAAGCTATATAATCTTTTAAAGATTTTACTATTAGACTATAGTTTTTTTGGTCAATATCATCATTAATAAAACCATTTTGTGCTAATTCATCCCTTGATATATTCTCAAATATAGATATTACATATTCAGGTTCCAAAAAATCATAATAAAGAAACTTTCTATTAGAATGTGTATTTATATACACTCTATCATAATCCATAACATCATATAACCATCTAGCATATGGACGAAAATTTAAAATTTCCTCTTTAAATGACCCTAAATATGGACCTATAAGTAGAATGTTCACTTTATTGTCCCTTAATTCCACCTTCACTTATAATAACATTTCCAGGCCAATTTTTCAATATATTCTTTTTCTCATTAAATATATGTTTATCAACCATTATAACTTCGGAATTTTTTAATACGTCTTCAAATACATCATCACATAATAAAAATGATTTTGTTATTACATTTAAATTATTGAAATTAATTAATACCTTGTTATTCTTTCTAAAAAATGAAATTATATTTGATGTTGGACCGTTTTCAATATAATATTTCTTATTTGTTTCTTTTAGAATATAGTTATAAATTCTAATGTTATCCACTATGACAAATCTGTTTGTTGATGGGAAATTTTCAATAACATCTTCAACTTTTTGTTTTGTTGGTTTAAAAAAATTTAGTTTTATCAAATGAACCTTTGGTATTTTTGTTAAACTACTGTCATTCAAATTATTCTCATCAATACTTATAAAATCACTACCCATGTTTGTAATCTTCATCTGTTAATTATCTCACCTCTTATTAAAATCAATTTTTAATTTTACATATGATTCCATATAGCTATATGAATTTTTCACAATATATTCATACATATTATTTATGGAGTATTTTATATCAATCATATTTATATCTTTACTATCTATATGGTCTTTTGATGGTATAAAATATTTCACTTTTTTACTAAAAATACTTGCTGGTCTTTTACTATTTCCCTTTATAAAATTCAACATATTTCTATAACCAGTTTTATCAACAAATGGATTATCAAACGCCAGTATTACATTTTTACTTGTATAGTTTGAAATAATACCAATAAACTCATCGGAAAAAAATCCACCCAAACAAGATGTTCCTTGATCACCTACAGTATAAGCATCAAGTAAACCTTCTGTTATTACTATACTTTTATCTCTATCGAACTTATCTTCATTTAAAATGATTGTAGATTTTTCAACTTTAGGATTTATATATTTTGGTTGAATATCTGAGTCAGGTAATCTCCTGGCCTGAAAATATACAATATTACCATTTCTATCAATAACAGGAACAATGATTCTATTCTTGTAATCTCCCTCATAACATATAAGAATGTCATAATTGGTCGAAATTTTTCTATCTCGCACGAACTTGTCAAGGATTTCTTTATACCTGACACACAAGATTCCAGAAACTTCTTCAAACCTTGAAATACTTTTTTCACGAATCCAATTAAAATTTTCATAATTTATTTTTTTATCCTTTTGCAAATTATTAAGAAATATCTCTCTATTTGAGAGTCTATCTCTAATAGTATCGAAACCAAATAATTCTATTTTTGCATCTTCAATAGAAATAGATTTTAATTCAGCATATATTTTCAAAAAAGAACCCGATTGGTGACAATTAAAACAGTTCCATATCGGGTTCCCATTGTTGTAGTCTAAATGAAATCTTTTTTTTCTATTACTCTTTTTTGAATCACCACACAAAGGACAACGAGCGTGCCAATGTGTTCCATTTCTATCTGTTGTTATTAATGATAAATATTCATATACAAATTTATTAACCACATCATAATCAATCATTTTTCATCTTTCTTTTAAAAAGAATATTTCTACTCCTCTTATATTTTTCTTATGTGCATTAACATTTTTATAATTAAAATTGACAACATCTAATGCAAATTTTGGCATTTCATCTAATTTAATATATTTTCCCTTATCTATCTGTTCTTTCCATTCAAGACTATCACTTTTTGGATATGAATTTTTTACCCATCCCATTTCTTCTAATATTTTCTTTTCTTTCTTATATAGAGGTAACATATATCTAAACATCTTTCCTCTTATTCTTCTTATTCCTTTTACTTTGTTAAAATCTGGTGTTAACCAAAAAACCTTTTCTTTACCTAAAAATTCAGCATTTTCTTTCAATAAAATTTTGGCGGACCTTGGATGAATTTTTTCTCCATCACTTCCAATGTATACATCTGTCCAAAAAAATCCACCATAATAAAAATTTGATGCTTGATAAACATAACCAATTTTACCAACGATGCCATCCGCTAAAGTATAAAGAAATATTTTTTTGGTATTTTTTATCATCCACTTTTTTACCAAAGATATAAACTGACTACCAGTATTCTTTGGCATATCATCATCAATACACATCTTACCAATTTCATAATAATGTTCTGTTTTGTAGCCTGGAAATAACTTATTTATGGTTTGTAATGGTTGTGTTCCGAAACCTAAAGTTAAGCAACCGACTAAACTATTATCACAGAATAAACCCAAAAAATGTTTATTTATACTGGGCATTACTTTGGAATAGTGATATTTCTGTATAAAGTCGATTGCTATACTTTTATCAACTTCGCAAATACTTAACTCTTTTTTCATCAATTTTCTTTCTACATTTTCATTAACCACATCATAATCAATCATTTACCTATCCTTCGTAATAAACACAATCAAAATCAAATGGACTATATACGCAATTTCGTTCAACTATATCTTCGAAATATCCTATAGAACATTTAATTTTGCCATTTTTTTGTTTTTTACAATTATAACATTTTATACAAAGGAAGTAAATACTATTTCTTTCCAACTCTTGTCCTTTTAGATGCTGCCTGTTCAATCTCGCTCCTAATTTTCGGTGGAAATAGAGTAAAAAATTTCTTCATTTCTGCTACAGTATTTGCTGCGTCCCAACCCATTGCCATCATTGCGGCTACTTCAAATGCATCCATATCTTTGTTCATTTTTTTCATTTCTTCAAAAGCCTTTCCCATCGCTCTTTTTAGAGTTTGAGATACAGCTTGTCTTGTAATACCTAGTTCTTTTGCAATTTCCTCACCAGACATAGGTGGGAGTTTACTATAACCAGTGTCAACAATAGCATCAGTTCCCTCTGATACTACATCATCAAATGCCTCTCTCAATGTTGCCATTTATTTCTTCTCCTTAATTAAAAGTAACTTCTTTTTATTATTTATTTTTTTATGAACACTTAGAATAACCACAACCACCTTCTTCTTTTATACAAGTCCAACAACCTTCAATTGGTCTATAAGTATTTTTTCCACATTTGGGACATACTTCACCTGATAATTCACCCTCATATCTTTTACCTGAATAATAACGACTTAAAAGTTGACCAATACCATCTGGTATACTTAATATTGATGATGGTTTTTTATCCTCTGGTTCAAATCTATACCATATTGGCTTATCACTATTTATACCAATTAATGTTTTAGAAATTGATTCAACAGAAACACCTGATTGAAGTGCTATTGATATCAACCTACCCATAGCCTCAGAAAATGTATTTAAAATTTGACCAGATTTACCAAGATAAATGAAAACCTCTAATGGATTACTCTTATAATCAGATATATTAACATACATTCTACCATTACCAGTTTCTAACTTATATCTTGTTGAATTTAATTTTGATGGTAAATCAGTTAACTCAAATCCTGTTTTTTCTTCTTTACACTCAAATGTAACAGGTTGAAATTTCTTCGAACCATCACGATATATTGTTATACCTTTTAAACCCTTTTGCCAGGCATATTTATATAAATCTGATATATCATCTTTAGTTACTTCTTTGGGTAAATTAACAGTTGAAGAAATCGCAGTTGAACAATATTTTTGTATTTCCGCCTGCATATCAACTCTTGACTTATAATTGATATCATGAGCAACAACAAAAACTTTTCTCACTTCTTCAGGAATACCACGAATACCCTTTAATGAACCCTTGTTTTTTATAATCTTTTCAAGTAATTCATCTGTATACCATTCCTCATTCTTAAACTTTTCATGAAATATTGGATTAGATATAATACCAACAGTTCCATCAATATAATTCTTATAAAATACCAAACCAAACATAGGTTCAATTCCATAAGACGCATCACAAGATAAAGCAGTAGTACCAGTTGGTTGTGCGGTGGTAAATTGGGCATTTCTAACACCATATTTCTTTACAAGTTCCCATGACTCTTTTATTCTCTTATCAAGTTCCTCATCTTCCGATTCACTAATTCCCATATGTTCTGAAAGTATTCTTAACATATCTTCTTTATGTAATTCATATTCATAAAAAGGTCCGTATTCTTTTGCTAATAACGCACTTTTATGAGCACACGCAGCAGTCATAACTTTCATTATTTTTCCTGCAAATTTTCTACCATCAGGACCATCATATCTAAGACCTAACATATATAGGGCATCTGCAAGACCCATAGGACCAATACCAACTTGTCTATATTTTTCTGCTGTTTGTCTAAAACGGTCAACTTTTGGATATGGTTTTGCCGATTCTTCTGGAAAATTCATTACATCTATAACATTATCCATTAATTCCATTACTTCAAAAACAGTATCATAAAACAAAATCCAATCAAATTCACCATCTTTAACAAATTTTGCTACATTAATAGCACTTAAATTACAACATCCAAATGGTAGTAATGGTTGTTCTCCACATGGATTTGTTGCTTCAATTTTATAACTTTTTATCAATGGGTTATATTTATTCATATTATCTATAAATATAATACCAGGATCGGCAGATTTCCAAGCCATATCTGCGATTCTATCCCATATTTCTTGTGCATTCATTCTACCAACAATTTTATCACCATTTGGTGAAATTAAATTTATATCAATTCCATCATTCAATGCCTTCATGAATACATCAGTTATATTAACAGATATATTCATATTTGCAAGACGACCATCTTGCTCCTTACAGGATATATATTCCATTATATCTGGATGATGAACTAACATAGAAGTTAAAATAGCGGCTCGTCTTACTCTACCACCTGATTTTGTTGTCTCACCAACAGCATCAAATAACTTCATAAAAGTAATAGGACCGGATGACCTACCCTCTGGTTCTTTTTCTGGATCACCTTCAAATATATATGACTCTCTTTCTCTTAAATTACCAATTGGAATACCTATACCTGACCCAAATTGAAAAATTTTTCTTGCTATATTAGCAATGTCATATATACTTTCCATACTATCTTCTAATCCAACAACATAACAAGCCGAAAAAACTTTATGATTTGTACCGGCATTTAAAAACGCTGGAGTATTTGGTCTCCATATATTTTGTTCAAGAATATTATATGCAAAATCAAATTGTTCTTCATTTTTGGAAAATTCACCACTAACCCTTCTAAATGTATCTTCTACAGTTTCACCAGTAAAACTATATAAATTTTCAAACTGTTTTAACGCATTTTCACTTAAATTCACTGACATTTTCAAACCCCTTGTTCAAAATTTGATAAAACTTGTTCAATCTTAATATCTAAAACTTCAATTAACATACCACATTTAGGACAATATATTCTGGACCTTCTTTCTAATGGAACATCAACCATTGGAATAAACTGTTGATATTCATATGAATCATATCGTCTATCTAATTTTTCTCCTATTATTTCGATTTCTGTTTTACATCGACATATATGTTTAATTGAATCTTTTCTTCTATATTCAATTTCTGGACTTGTCGAGCGATTAATATATGTATAATCACCATGAGTATGATTACCACTAGTATAATAGATGTTATCACCACTATAATATGTATTATATGGGTTAAAAGTTGGTTTTAGTTTTGATTCTACCTTTTTCTTCTTTTCTTCTTTAAACCCTTCTTCTATTACATCTAAAATTTCATCAATTTCTTTCATATCTCATACCACATATTTACTCAAAATCTTTTTAAATTTAAAACATTCATACAACGGTAAATCTTTCATATCCTTAATATCTGTTAATTTTAATTCAAAATCTTCAACAACAAAATTTTTATCATCTGACATTGATTTCATTGTAGTTGTTTGTGGATTACCAGTAGGAAAAACAATTTTTACAGGAATGTATGGGTCAATTTCTTTTATACCATTAATACCCTTCAATATAAGATTAGACCATTTATTTAATATCTGTTTTACTTTACCATCTAATTTATTAACATTTATTGTCCAAAATTTATCACCATATTTTCTTATTCTCACCCAACCTTGATTTATTAGAGAAATTATAATTTGTTCTCTTGCCTTACCTTCTGTTCCAAATTTCTCATTATAAAAGTCATAAAGATATTCTATAACACCCTTATCTAATCCAAATTTTTTAGGATTTTCTATCACTTTTGTTATATGTTTATTTCCACAGTATATTACTTCACCTTTTGGACTTATAAAGTATGCTGCTTCCATTTATCAATCCCCTTTAAAAAATATACTTAAATCTTGATCTGCAATTTTCACTAAAAAATCACCATGACATCTTTTTGGTTTACAGTAGCAACCTAACACTTTTCCACGAATTTCTGAAATTTGCGATGGTAATTCAGTTGTCCAAAACCAATTTTCATACTCATCGCAAACTCTATTTCTTTCAGACTCCGATGAATTTTTCATTATAAAAGGATTTCCCCATTTACTACCTCTACCTATATATATTTCATAAGGTTCTCTTTTTAGATTGACTACTTTTGTCATTTTATATTTAATCTTTCTTATACTGCTTTTAATTGAAAAATAATAAATTTGGTTTTTGTTCTATTATTCCTATAGTACAATGTTGAGCACCACCATGAGCAAAAACACATAATTTTACTAAATCAAATCCTCTTTTCTTACCCATAAAAGATGAATGATATCCAAAAGATATTACTTTACTATCTTGTTTTAATATATTCTCTAAATTATCTGCAATTTGTTTGAATCTACTTGTATATTTACCCTTATACATTTCCATTGCTTTTCTATATGAATATGGTGGGTCTAATATTATGGTATCAAATTTTTTACCTTCCCATGATAAAACAAAATCTAAAGCATCCATATTATAGTCAGATTCTTCTTGAATGTCATTTCTTATTTCGTTTAAATTTAACTTAGTTATTCCTGCAAATAAATTTAACACATAGCCCTTCGAATTACATTCAACCCATTCTTTTATTTTTGGTGATTGAAATGTATATCTTCTAAGATTTGTATTAACAAGTTCTACTTTTGTCATTTTATATTTAATCTTGCCTTTACTGCTTCAATTTGAAAGTCATAACAATGTAATTTTAAACAAGAAAATGAAAGTGGTCCCATTTCAATACCAAGTTGGTCTGCAATATACTCACCCAACATAGTAATACCACCCATATTTTCAGGAAATGCACCATATAAATCCCATGATCTAAACACAACCGCCATATGAAGTTTATTGTTTTTTATATGTGTATCAATTCCTCTAAGACAGGGTGATGTTTGTCTCTCCATTTCATTTGTATAAGGAATTGCATAAGCAAATGAACTTTCTGGATAACCAACTGTAATATAACAATGATTATTACCAAACCCCTTTTCTTTATAATGATTAATCACAAATTCAACTTGATTTGGAACATTCATAGTTAGATTATGAATATCACGATATTTATAAGTTTTACCATCGGTACCATATAATTCATACGCAGTTACCTTTGGTAATTTATAAGGACCACCAGTAATAAATGTTGCATATCTATAATGTTCATTTTCCGCTAAATTATATCCATCCATTATATAGTTTATAAAATATTTTTCTATTTCTTCATCGGTTGTAACAGGTGGGACACCTTCTGGCATTATAGGTGATAATGGACGAGTTGTAGGATACTCAATAGTACCAGCCGCGTAATCAAATTCAAGTCGATTTATTCCTTCATATGAACCCGATGTTATTTTATTTATTCTTCCATAGTGATATATTTCATATAATAACTTAAACCATGCACCATCAATAGTTTTTTCTAATACAAATACAGATTTCGAACTTTCCATTATATTTACTCCTTATAGATAAAATACCCACCGCTAGGGTGGGTATCGTTCTTTTCTCAATTTGATTTTTACAACTTATCGTCTATAAACGACTGACCTACCTTCACTTGAGACTTCTTCAACAACCCAACCTATTTCATTTACTGGACATTCTTGTTCCATATAATTCATTGCATCTTCCATATCAAGTGTAATATAACAAGACGCATATCCATATGGCATTTGCCATTCTTTTTCAAAATCATCCCTCTCAATTTGATTCACAACTGCATACCTATTTACCATTTCCGATTCCTCCTGAATAAGTTTTTGAATTTAAAAATTCGTTGAGTTCCTAAAACTCAACACCCAAGTCCAATAAATGTTTTACCTCCGATTGTCTATTTTACCTCAACTTATAACTACATTATATCATATAAAACACTACTTGTAAACAGATTTTTTAATATAATTTCAACATACAATTTTCAAACCGTGTAAAATCATCAACAAAACCCTTCATTCCATATTTTTTAATAAATGGAAATATATTTGCTGGTGGTGGAAAAGAATAAGAAAAATATTCATCTAAAATTCTATTCTTTATTGTATCTGGTATTCTTGTAAAATCAATAAGAATTTTATTTCTTTTAAAATTCTCTTTTGGATCGACATCCACATCAAGTTTTTTACCAGTATTTTTCTTAAACCAATTTTCCAAACCTTCACTTAATATCTTTTTTACTGCGACGGGACCTAATCCTGGTTTTCTAACACCAATAGTTTTCTCTGTTTGACCCCAATCATTAGGAGTTAACACATTAAAAATATCGTCTTTAGCTTGACCCATTAGGCATTTACTGACAAGAAATTCTTCTGTATTATCACAGATAGAAAATTCTTTCTTTGATGGATTCCATATTTTTACTTTATCTGAGGCTAATTGAAGAAAATCCTCATCATTTGAAGATATAATAATATCTTTCTTATTTTCACTATATAATGAAATAGTGCCAATAATATCATCTGCTTCTGCTGACTTAATTTTTAAAACTTTAAATGGAAAATGATGTTTCAACTCACCCTGAAATTTTGCAATCACACCAAAAACCATTTCCCAATTAATATCTTCTTGCTTATCTCTTTTTATCTTTCTTGACTCTTTATATCTTGGAAAAAATGACCTTCTCCATGAATTTTTATCATCAATAGCAAGAACCAACTCTGTTACATCAAATTTCAACATAAGTTGATATACGGCATCCAAAACCATATATCTCCATAGTTTAAAATCAGGTACGGCACCGTGTTGCATCATACCCAAACCAACTTCTTTTGTAAAAAGTAACCTATAACACAAATTATTAAAATCAATAAGAACACAATTAGACATTTCATTACCTTTCCTTTCTTAGTATAATTATATTATACTATAAAATCAGACACTTGTAAACTTACTTTATTTTTCTTAAAAAACCATCTTTAGTGTTTCTAATCCAAAAAGGTCTTGAATACTTTGTACTTTTCATATATTTTGTAGCATTCGAATCATTACTAAATCTGAGTCTTTTACGATCCATTTTCATATTATTGTAAAATTCTTCTGGTGATACATCAAAAACTGGTATACCATTTCTCTCACCATCTGCAAACACACCATCAACATCTGTTGGTACACCTTTTACTGTACCACCCTCACCATTACTTTTTGGTGTATTAACAGCGTGATCTGCTGCCATTTTTTCACCTTGTACATCACTAATACCCGCACCACTCAATTCACCCATTTAAAATCTCCTCCTTGTATTGCTCTAAGAGCATTTCAACTTCTTCTTCTGATTTACCACTTTGTAGTAATAACATTTTTATTGCTTTTTTAGCAAAATCCGTCAAACCACTACCTTTTACTTTTGCTTTTTCTGGTTTTACATCTATTACCGACATTGTTGTTGCACCCGGCTCTATTGTATTCTTAAACCTCTTATATAACATTCTTTCATCAGCTGTCATATCCAGATAATATTTAGTAAAAAGTGGTTTAGCACCTTGACCTGATATTTTATTAATTAATTTAGTAAATTTTTCATTTTCTATTATAATTTCATCAGGATTTATCATTTTGTCTAATAAAAATGCTATTACAAAATCCGCAAATTCACTAGGAGTAAAGTTTAATTTTGCCATTTTTAGCCCTATTTATGCCATATATTTTTTATACTTTCTGGTTTTAATACATCAAAAAAATTATAAAAATCCATTAAAACCAATGGTAACAAATCATCATTTTCTTCTGGAAAATACATTCTTATATTATTTATATGAACCAATTCATTCATATGATAGCATATGATATCATAAGTCTCATAATCAATACCAACTAAAACCTTCTTACCTTTTTTTCTATAGATAAGCATAGGTCTTTTTTCCGATTTTGACGCATCCCTACTTGCTTGTTGCCAAAATTCCTTTAACTTGAATCCTTTTATCTTAGCAAAATGTTGCCAAAAAGATGTTTGTGGATATCCTGTCTTTAACTCAATAGAAAATAAATCAGTCAAAAACTTTGCTTCAGTTGTTAGTGACCTTATATCACCAGATAAATCAGCATTTTCTTCTGATATTGTACATAAACAACCACTACCAGGCATCCGCCAATATTGATAAGGTTTTTCTGAACCCGTTAACCATTTAGATAAATATTTGCTTACTTCTCTTTCAAAAGCACTACCTTTATTTGCCAAAACATTTTCCTCCAATATAACATTCTATTATATTTATATCACAAAGTATAAAAAATGTAAATAAAAAAGGGGAACTATTTTCACAGCTCCCCTTTTCACTTTTACTTACCTATATCTTTTTTATTTACTTTTGTGCTGCCTTAGCAACTGCCGCTGCGATTGCATCTTTGAAAGTTTCATCTCTAAGAATTTCTGCTGCGGTGTAATTTTGTTCATCAACATTCCATTGACGGTCAATTGCCAAATCACTATGACGAACTGCTTGTTTTCCTACCATATTCGCAGTTTCTACTGCGTTTTGTAGTGCTTGATTAGCAATAGTTTGTCTTTGGTTGTCATATTGTTGTGCATCAGAAATAACTTTATCAACATATGCTCTATTTCTTTTAATGCTTTCAAGTGACTCTTGTTGATACTCATCATAAGTACGTTTCATATTTGAGAAAAGTATTCCTGCGTTATCCATACTATCTTTCTCTAGTCTCTCTGTACCACCAATATCACCCATTCTATCTTGTTGTGAAGACATTCCTGTTGTTAGTGTTTGTGATTGAAGTACTTTAGAAATAGCATCGGACACTGCTTGAGCAACTTGTTGTGCAACTTGTTGTGCAATTTCTCTTGCGATTGTATTTGAATCCGCGTTATTGTCTCTATCTCCCATATTTTATTCTCCCTTTTTAAATTTTTTTATCACATAACACATTTTCTTTATTATTTATATTTTTTATATTAAATTTTTGTTAAAATTTTATTAATTTTCTGATACTTCTATTTTAACTTTACTCTTTTCTCTTTTCGGAAACGATAAAGTTAAGTATAGAATACCATCTTTTAATTGTGCTTTTACATCTTCTGGTTTTCCTACTGTAAATCTTTGATGAATTTCTCTTGAACCTACAAATTTTCCATCTACTTCTCTTTTACCTGTTATTTCCACAAATCCATCTGCAATTTCTACATTAAGATTTTTATCATTAAAACCAGGACATTCTACTTGATAAACCACATCACCATCATCATTTACATTCCATATTACACCAGTTGATGCAGTAAGATCACTAAAAAAATCATCAAAAAACCCATTTTTACCAAAAAATTCTTCAAATAAATTTCCCGATGTCAAACCTTTTTCATAGTTTCGTCTTAGTGCTGGTAACATTTTTTCCTATATCCTCCCTCAAATCATTATTTCGAGAGAGGTTTTACCCTCTCTCGTTTTCTTAGGAAAAGATAATCACTTTTTTCACAAAGTCAAGGAAAAAATTTTATAGATTTTCCAATTCTTTTAATAGTTCTTCATCACTATCTTCAGAAGTTGAAGAAGTTGTGTTGGTAGTTTTTTCTTCTTCCTCACTGGATTCTACGTTGTCCCATTTTGAGTCGTCCCAATCATCACCGATTGTTGATTCTACCTTTGTTTCTTTTTTCGTCTTACGATTATACTCATCCTTAACCAAGTCCCACAACATTTCGGATTTCAATACAGCAATCATTTCTTCATCAGTCTTATCCATTGATTTAATATATTCATCAATATCAATTCTTGACTCCATGATTTGTTTTATTTCTTGGTCACTATCTTTAAGAGCATATGGTTTACGAGAAAACTCTGAATTTGAGTAATCAGGCCATACATTACCCTTTTCGTCTTTCTTTGTTGAAAGAACCTTGATAATAAAATCATATCCATCGGCACCTGGATCAAAGATAGCAGGACCAAGACCATACTTAGAGTCAGTAATCTGTTCTTTCAACTTCATTTCTACCTTACCGGGAAATTCATAAAGTTTAACAGTTCCATTAACTTTATCTTGTTTCTCTCTTTCACCATCCCTCGGATCATCAATGACATAGAAGTTACCAACGAATTTATCTTTTCTCTTGTAGTTATATGCCATCTTTTTATCGGCGGCAGAACCCATATACAATTTTCTTGTTGCCTCACACAAAGGACAAAATTCTTCCATACCATAGGTTTTCTTACAAAGGAAAAATGCCCACTTTTCACCTGTCTTAAACATATGATAAGAATACTTGTCATAAAACTTATCTTTCTTATCTGGAAGAAAACGACCTACATAAACCTTTGGTGTTGTTTCAGTTCCCTTTTCGGGATTTTTCCAAAGATACTCCATTCGATTGATACCTGTTGCATTTGGTGCTTCCTTCTCTTGTTTCTTTTCTTCTTGAAACTTTCCAAACAAATCTTTATTAATCCATTTACTCATATTTTTAAATCTCCTTTTTATTTTGGGTGTAAAAATCACGATAAAAACCCGTTTAATTTTTTAAATTTTTGATATTATTCGTAATTTTTCTTCTATAATAACACATCTTTTATAGATTGTAAACATAAAAAAATCGGTAGTGAAGAAAATTCACTACCGATTCTCTTTTTACAAAGTACTATTTTATTTGTTAAAACTTGTATCTACTTCTATATCAGGTATAATGGTTTCGGGTCTAAAAACAACCCTGTAATTATAGGCATTTACATCTTTACTCTCAATTTGTTCACAGAAATAAGTCACATTATCAGATAGACCAAGAAAATGTTTCTTATATTGATTCGGTCCTGTCTTGCAGGTAACCGTAACTTCTCTTTGAGGATCAGAATTACCAAGAGAACATTTACCTTCAATCGTCAACATATATGTGTCTGTAATACCGTTATAGAATACGATTCTCCTATCTACTTCAAACATATCTGCCGCTTTTGATAGGTTGTGTGAGGCAACATCTGCTTCCATTTGACAACCATTAAGAAAGACAAATATAGACATTGCTAAAGTTATATATAAAACAGAGCGTAAATACCAATTATATTTCTTTTTCATTCTTTATCCTTTCTTAATAATTCGTTTTCTATTGAAAAAACCAAGTCCCATCAATCCAGTACCGAAAAGAAGAAGTGTTGCGGGTTCAGGAACAGGTGCGGCACTAACTTCACCGACATGACTAATACGACCAATGTTACAAATACTGATATTATCATATCCCCATTTTGTATAATCAATAACACCCCAATTCAAATCACCAACATTTGCATACAAGTAATGGTCAAAAACAGTATCATTTTCATCATAAAGAACATTAGGTTCTGTAATATTTGCATTCGGAAGTCCACCAACACCGATTTTAATAAAGAAATACTCAGGTGTTCCTAAAAGGTCTGATGCAATTACACCGGGTTCAACTACACCGAGTTCATTTTCTACTTCAACCCAAGTAGATTGCAACACATCATATTTTTCAATAAGAAAATACTCACCACCAAGAACACTATTTACCCAAGCCAATTCGGCATCATCACCCGAATTTGGTAAATAACCAGCACCAATTAAATTATCACATTGATTGGTACCATTAGTAACCTCACTCATTGTAAGAGCAGTAGCAGTCACAACCGATAAAAACACCACACACAAAATACTAATAAACAAAACAAGTTTCTTCATTTTACTTCCTTTCTTTTTAAGGGTTTTAGGTTTAAATGTATCTCTTTCACTTCTTTAAATACATTATACACTATTTCAGTCCGAGTGTAAACCAAAAAAAATCGGTAGAGGAGTCAACCTCTACCGATTACATTATTACTCTATATAACTTCTCTATTTATTCAGGAACAGTAAGGAACGCCATTTGAAGCCAAGGCATATTAACATAACCTGATTCATATGACGAATAACCGGTACCCGCGAAACCACCACCACCACCGGCACCATCAGTATCATTATCCCCACGAATAACAGAAACACCACCATTAAGATTGATACCCCAACCATCGGCACAAAGTTTTACATTCTTACCTTCTGCCAAGAATTGAATAACATTGGCACCAACTTTTTCTGCCTCAATAATAGCGCGGGCAAAAACATCAGGTGTAATGGAACCATCATCTTTTGCTGCGATGGCACCAAAACCAACTACCTTATAATCTACAGTAGGTGTAACCAAAACACATCGAACTGCAAGAACTTCGGGTGCATCTTTTGCTTTTTCTACGATAGGACGAATCTCAACATCTTTACCACCACGTTTCTTAGAAAGCATGTTGTTTGCCTCATCAATTGTCCAACAATCTTTAAAGGACAAAAGGGTCTTCAACGGGAAGAATTGATGACCTTCTTCATTCGGACCGAAAAAGGATGCGGGTGGAATAAAGTTAGCCTGATTCATAAGATAAAGACCACGTTTTCCAGGACCGGCGTTAAAAGAATCCTTGATAGTCCCCGCCTCGTTAATACCTGCATTTGCTGAAACACCATCTACACTTGCTGTGGCTGTAGGGTCAGCCGAAACATTTGCCACTCCCAAACTAAAACAGAACACAATCGCTGCCAAAACACTAAACAATTTTTTCATATACAATTTCCTCTCTTTCTTTTTTATTTTGGGTGAGGAGATTTTCCTCACCCATTTTTTATATTATACTACCTTTTACTACAAATGTAAACTAATTATTTCGGTTGACAATTACCAGTAGGATTACCATTTGCGGTAGCCCAAGATGAACCCATAGCAGTAGCGGTTGCAGTATTACCAACATTACTTACAGTCGCTCTAAAGTTCGCCTCACCGGCACCTTGAGTATATCCATTATAATTAAACATAGCGGTACCACCGGCATAATTAGCACCAGTACCTTGAACAATACCACCAGTTGAACCATAACCATAAACATTAGAAATCAATGTTGCTGGTTTATGGCAGGGTGAAAACTCAACGCGAGCCATATTTTCAGTATGTCCTGAAATACTTCTAAAGGCACCAAAAGCATCAATAGAAACACTTGACATACCGGTTGTAACAACATCAGGTGTATAAGTAGTGCCGTCTACAAAAACAACAGCATCTCTACCAGTTACGACTCTCTCAGGCATATATGCTTGAAATGTAATTCCACTATAGTTACCAGCACCAACAAAAGAATTACCTACATTCTTAACAACTGTATTTGATTGACCAAAATTACCTGCATAAGTAATTCCAGATTCAATACGTTCACGATTTCCTTCATTTCCAATCGCAGTGCCGCCCATAAAAACATAACCATCAACAAAACGAGCACCTGCACCAGCCTTTACTTTAAATGGACTATTCTTTACCCAAGCCCAAGTATCAACTTCACTTCCTGCGCAAACAAAACCTGCTTCATATGCAAACGCGGGAACATATTCTTTAACTAATTTAGGATAATAACCCCATTTACCTTTAACCCATTCAATTGTCCACTCATAAGAACTAAGTGAATGTGCATAGGTATTCAACCAACCACCAACCATACCTTCTGCATGACCCCATGCAGTACCGCCACCAAACATATCACCTTTAAAAGCGACAGTATCATCATAAGACCATGCTCCTACATTATACTGACCAATTGCCTGGGCCTCTCCCGGTTGGTCACAATTTTGACAAGTAGCAAATGCGGAACCGAAAGAAAGAACCAAACTAAACAAACAAACTATCATCAAACTAAACAATTTCTTCATACCTTTTTCTCCTTTTTATTTTAATACCTAAATTTAATTTCTCTTGTAAAACAATACAACTTCTCATCCCTGTAAATATCAAACCAAATTTTTGTCTCTCCTTTCTTTATTTTTATTGGAATCACAAACTCTTTATAGGGCAATTTACCTTCATAAATAATACTCGTATCCCACAGTTGTTCACTATTATGATATAATAGATTATTATAAAGAATCTTAATATGTTCATTTTTGTGGTTTATAACTCTCAATGTTACTGTTACTTTTTTTATCGAATCATCTATCCACTTGTTTTCATGTGGGGGGAATGTTGAAGGCCAATACATACTTTCATCATCAACATTAATTTGTTTATGTGACTCAATAAAATATGTAATGTGTAACTTTTGATCCATAGTAAGGAAATTTATAGCATGGTTAGGCGACCTTTTACCATTTTCATATAGTATAACATTAGTCGCACAAGAACAAAGCAACAATGACATCACTAAACAGGATACAATCCTAAACATTTTAATTTCCTTTCTATTAATTACTGCGGAACATTTCTTTCTTTACGTCTTCTTCTTTTTTATCTTCTTCACTTTTTACATCGAATCTGTTAGTTCTACTCTCTGCCTTCGGAACACCAATGATATCATCGAAAGGACAGTCTTCATTTCTATCGTAATACTTTTTACATATTGTCTCAATACTTCTCACATTATCCTCAACAGAAGGAACAGTATTAGAGTATCCTACAGAACTAACAAAAAACAAAACCATAAATATAAAAACAATTTTCTTAAACATTAGTCACCTCCTCTTTTCAACTTTTTCTCTTATAATAACACATTATAAATTAAATGTAAACATCAATTTTTATTAAAAAATAAATCTAAAACATCCGTATCAATTGAATCAGAATATTCACCCACCATATCAATATCACAATAATTATTATACTTTTCTTCAATATCTTTAATATGTTTTCCAATGCAAGCAGTCCTCAAAATAGGAGCACATTCAACACACCTATCCGTATAATCTGTCACAAATCCAGCACAAAAGAATTTTGATTTTATTCTATAAAGTTTTTTCATAATAGTCTATTTTTAAACCCCTTTATAAAAAATGTGTCTTCATTATATATATCATACCATCCCGCGGCATACTTATGTCCACCACCACCACGTTTTTGTGCTATTTTTGAACAATCAACATCATTTCTACTTCTTATATTATAATCAACTAAAAGTTTATTACCAACACCTTTTATCTTATATGAAATCGCTACATCATATCCCAAATCCATCATTAAATGAAGTAAATCAGAAGCAGAACCATAATCTGAATGGTTCATTATTAAACATTTATATCTATCTATTGTTGTTTCATATGATAATTTTTCAATAAGTAATCCAAGATTTCTCAATTTACTATATCTTAAAAGTTTTCCTCTTTCAATGAAATTATTTAAAGTTGTATTACACTTGTTTTTAAAATCATCATATAGAAAATCCCAAATAGCAGATTTAGGTTTATTGTGAATAGTATCAAAGTATTCAAAAAACCATATCGTATTATCACCATAAAAACTAAAATTCCACACATCACGGTCTGCAATCATTTTTATAAATGTTGGCATTTCTTTATTTGGAAAAAACCATTTCCAGGTTAATTCACAAGCAGCCACACCATCTTCTCTAAAACCATGTATATGTTGATTTTTTTGCCATAACTCTATACCAGATTTATGATGGTCTATCCATACAATTTTTACTACTTCATGTTCATTTGTATAGATTTTCTTACATTTTTCAAGTTCTTCCTCTTTTAATGAAACATCTAAAATGTATAGATAATCGCCTTTATTTTCAGAACACATTAAATCTAATTTATCACCATATGTATAAGGTATAAACCTAATGTAATTATTATTAAAAAATTTTCTAAAAATATATGCAGAACATCTACCATCTAAATCATCATGATATATTACGATATATTTTCTTTTATCTAATCTTGAAGAATCATTTTCCATCGTTTTTGTTTCCAATATAACTTAAAAGGTTAATTAAAATACCCCAATTCTTTATACGTTCTTTTAATTCCTAATTTTCTTCACTTACTTCTACTAAAGTATTTTTGGGATAATTTAAATCTATTACATAATCCATTGTGTCCATTAATATTTACCTACTCGTTTATTTTTCTAATATCACCATCTTTCTCATTTAAATTTTCTTTATCTTTCCAAAGTGGATTTCCAGTAGGAGATTCGGTCTTTAAGACATTCTTTTTCTTTTCTTTCTTCCAAAGTGGATTTCCCTTTTCTTTTTCAGGTTCAATCATTTTACCATCAAATTCTTTTGACATTTCTACTCCTTATCAATTATTTTATCAATTCTACCTATAAAATCAGGTATTTCATTGAAATTTAACACTATTTGCCTATAGTTATCAACTACATAAGGCATATATGACCTTTCATCGTCTTGGAGTAAAAGAAAACCCTTTCTTATAAGATATACAATAAAAAATTTATCTATTTTATTTTCAAGATAGTGTATAACTGGTAAACTTCTATTATCAATCTTCTTTCTACAATATTTAACAATACTATTAATATTATTAGAAGTCATAAAACTCTTTACAAATTTTAATGACTCAGTAATACCCCTCTTTCCATCCTGTAAATCTCTTTTAAGAATCTTGTCTCTCTGTATATAAAGATTTATTACATTAGGTTTTAAGAACATATGATATGTAAAGGTTTTAAACAATTCAAAACCGCATTCAAAATATTTCTCAGGGTCAATTTCTTTCCATTTTGTATTAAAATATCCTGTTAAATATCTTAAATTCTCTTTATTGTTATCGGATAATTTTGTTTCATAAAATTTATTGAAATCTTTTGGTATTCTATAAGGTCTTCCTTTTGCTGTTGATTGCGCTTTTCTATATGCTATATAAACATCTTCCATTGACAGATTATCATTCATCTTTTTCCTTATATATCTCTTTCTGTATTATTTCAAAGTCTTTTTCATTAAATTTTTTCTTATCGGCTTCTTTTAGTTTTCTATAACCACCATATATGATTAATATAAAACAAAATCCGAAAAGTAATATCTCCATATCACACCTTTATATACTTGATTTTGGGTAACTGATTTTCATGAATTTCAGGATCAGTTACCATCATAAATGATCGGTCATCACCTTCAACCTTAAATACATCACCAGCTCTTGTCCAAATCAAGTGAGTTGATACCCATTCATTATCAACTTTTTTCCATATCTTTTTATAAACAACTTTTCCTTTTCTTGTCATTTTCTTTATTCCTTTCAATATTATTATATCTATAATATCACTCATTGAAATAAATGTAAACTTTAATTATGGAAGTCGTTGTCCGAAAGCCTTTAGATATTTATCTACATAATTTCTTACATTATTACCATCTTCCCAATATAATTGGGAACCAACTCTTTCTCTATCTCTTGTCCAAACTGTACCTCTAAGGTTAATATCTGATGCCAATTTTTCAATCCATTCAATCATTTCTTCATCTGATTTTACCTTTAAATAACAATTCTTGTAAGGTTCGACATTAGAAAATATACCAGCACAACCACTTGCAACATACTCAAGTTGTTTTAAATTTGACTTACAAGCATTAAATACATTATCTACTAATGGGGCAATTCCAATATCCGGTTCAATATCTTTTATCACTTTAGGATAATGAAGAACATCAACCCAAGGCACAAAATGAACTTTACTCTTTATATTTTCTAACTCATGAGGCATAGCGCCAACAAAATACCAATCATATATATCTGTAGTCTTTTTAATAAAATCCATCAACTTATTACTAAAATCACCACCTACTACACCTTTTGTAACTGCTGGATTATGAAAATGATTTTGTGAACCACCCCATAAAATTCTTACTTTTTTAGTTTTATCTTTATATAGATGAGCTGGAAATATATCACCCCAAATAAATTTTGCTAATCTATTTGGTTGAACATGAATATTTTTATTATATTTACCATAAATTTCTTTCAATTTGTTGGTCGAAACCATTACTGCGTCTGACATACTTATTAATTGTTCTACATACTCTTTATTGTTATTATAATATGTTGATGCATAATTCCACTCAGGAATATCAATCAATAAATCATCAATTTCATATATCATTGGTATGTTATACTTTTTTTGAATAGTACCTTTAAAATGATTAAAAATGTCCACATGTTCTTTTGTTGCTGACCTTTGAAATTGAACAAATGTGAAATTTCTATAGAAATTTAAATCAGGTACATAGTTATGCATATATGTAGTCATACACATAACTTGATTATTATGTGACCTAAAATGATTCAATAACATATAAGGAATAATAACTCTTATCGTCCCACAACCTTGTACATCACCCATATATCCTAAAAACGAAAATCTTGCTGGTACTTTTATCTTCTTCAACACACTATTACTCATTAAACACATTCTCCTTTTATTTTTAGTGGGGCTTTGTCTTTTCTGATGAGAAAACTAGGTTATTACACCCCACAGCCTATCTTTTATTACAAGTTATCAAAAATATCTTGCATAAAATCTTTTATTCCAAGTGAAGACATTTTCAACATTAAAAATTCATTAATTGTTGGAGCATAAGCCTTCAATTTTGGAAACATTTTTACTTCGTTACAAGTTTTACTACCTTTCTTCAAATTACATTCTCTACAAGCAGAGACACAATTCTCAAAAGATGATTTTCCACCTAATGATTTTGGTTTTATATGGTCTATTGTTAATTTTATATCCCTTCTACCACAATAGGCACAAGTAAAATTATCTCTTACCATAATATTCTTTTTAGAAAAAGGAACCTTTGATTTATATAAGATTCTAATAAATTTTACTAATCTTAACACCGCAGGTATCTTAATAATCTGATTAATAGAATTTATCACTTTATCAGAATACTTTACAACCTCAACTTTACCTTTTTCCAGTAAGCAAAGTGCTTTTTTCCAATCAATTATGTTAAGAAAACTATAATCTGCGTTTAAAACAAGGACACCCGATTTCATGATTAACACTCCTAACTAACAGATTTAAAGATTATTTCTTACCTCCGATTGCTTCTTCATCTTTGATAAGTTCTCCTCTCATAAACTTTTTCAAATCTTCTTCTGTTTTTAGTTTTTCCTTCATTTTATTCAAAAACATTAAATAATCTTTTTTAGCTTCTTCTCTTGTATATTTTCTCATTTTACCATTTTCATCTGGTGGTAAAGTAATTTCATCTTTATCAATGACACAAAATATACACTTTTTTACCGTTATTGCAACATCTTCAATATCTCTCATAAGTTGTGGTGGAAAAAAACCATCACATTTAACACACTTAGGCATTCAAATTCTCCTTTAAAAACCAAATTTTCTGTTTGTATTCCTCAATATTCTTTAACTCATCCACTATTAAAAATACATTATCATTTTTATAAAATATGTGTAATAAACTATTATCTGTTATTTGGTGAATATCATGCACAAATTTGATATTCATATATGTTTCTTCATCAATTTTATATTCCGTTTTTGTATCAATTGGACTTCCAATACTTGCTAGTACAGAAAGCTCGGACATACCTATGTTTACCTTACCTTCTTCAATACAAGTCCATTCATCAGTAGAAAAAATATTCT